ACATACAACAATTTAAAACATCAGAAGTTAAAACAAAGAAAGACTTAAAAGATGTAGCTAAAGCTTTAGCTGTATACTCTGGTTTTACAGAAGGACTACAGTTATTCTCAAGCTTTGCTATCTTGATTAACTTTCAAAGATTTAATAAGATGAAGGGGATGTGTAAGATAGTTGACTACAGTATTCGTGATGAGTCACTTCATGTTGAAGGTATGACTAAAGTATTTAGAACTTTAATAAAAGAAAATCTAGACATATGGACCGATGATTTCAAGAAAGAAATCTACGATATATGTAGAGAAATGGTTGACCATGAGGACAACTTTATTGAATTAGTTTTTGAGATGGGAGATATACAAGGTCTAACATTAGAAGAAATGAAACAATATAATAGATATATTGCTGATAGACGCTTATTACAATTAGGTTTGAAACCTAACTTTGGAGTGAGTGAAAATCCTTTGACTTGGTGGGATGAAGTTATTGGTGTTGAACATCAAAACTTTTTTGAGGGAAGAGCTTCTGCTTATACTAAAGCTAGTGTAAAAGGGAATTGGTCTAATGTCTTCGATGACACAGAATAAAAAGGAAGCAGTAATATTTTCTTATTCTTTAATCCTTGATAAAGAGGGAAAGTTTATCACAGAAATAAAATCTATGCCAGTTGATGACAAAGAGATTATGGATAAAGCTTTCCCTCATCGAGAGGAAAGAGTGTTCTTTACAAATGTTGTGAATGAAGCTCAAAGAAAATTTATTGTTATCCACGAATGGTTGGAAAAATATCTTAGAGTTATTTCTTAACTAAGCTACCACCAAAATATAATCCTACAATCGCACTCATTAAGTGAGTATCTAATGGTGTTATTACTACACCTGCATGAGCTTTGTCCATTAATAATTCTTTCTGTTCTACTAAGAATAAAAATCCTCTAGTAAATTCTGTCCATGTTAAAATAACAGGAACATCAAAAAATACTGGTACTAATTTAGGATAAGCTATTACCATAAATACTGCGGTCAAAGCTATTATTCTTCTTGTAAAAGTAAATCCTTTGTTCTCATATGTTCTTGCTTTTTCTATATGCGACATTTGATTGTCTGCTCTAGCAAGTAACATCTTTTGTTCATCTTGTTTTGCTTTTATGCTTTGACTCCATATACTCATAAAGCCACCTAACAAAGATGACCCAAGCATTGTTATCATTTCTACTGGTAATCCGCCTAACATATTAATCCTTTACTTTATCTTTTTTTGTTGTGTTGTTTTTAGTTAATGATGTATTACTAAACACTTCATAAAAATTATTTTGTACTTCTTTTTGATTTGTTTTAATAACAGGTACTTTAAGTTGCCCAGTTTTTTTACCTATATGTGTGTTTCCCATAGCTACTTCCCCTGTCAATAATATTAATAGTGTTAAAAATAATTTCAAAATAATTTGTTAATTTAGGGGGGTGTAATCATACAGCCGACCTGCTACAAACCCTCTGGTGAGCTTCTATGAGCTTCTTTTTTTCGCAGATTTCTGTAAAACACACCCCTACCTAGGTTTTTACTTTACAGTAATTGTTTTTGGTTTCTTTTCTTCTGGTAGATTTAATTTCATATCTACTTTTAGAACGCCATCTTTTAACACAGCACTTGTTACTTCAAGATGTTCTGCCAAAGTCCATTGTCTTTTAAAAGACCTTTGAGCTATACCTCTATGTACAAAAGTATCTGTATCTTTATCTGATGCTTTACCAGATATTGTTAAAGTATTTTCTTTTACTTCAACTATTACATCTGTTTTTGTAAATCCTGCCAACGCCATTTCCAATTGATATTTTTCTTTACCAACTTTCTTGATGTTGTATGGAGGATAATTAGATGTGTCATATGATGACAATGTTGACAGTTGGTCAAAGATATTATCAAAGCCAACAGTCAAGTTTCTGAATGGGTCAAAGACCCCTGTAGGTAGGTTCATTTTTGCTCCTTTCATAAGCGAGTTGTTAGTATAACGAAATACTACCCGTAGCTATCCCGTTATACTTATATTATACACCCCAATCTTCAACTTGTCAACCCCTTTTTTTGTCAAGTAATCCGCCCTTTTTAAATGATTTAGAAAATGTAAATCCTATACTTGGGTTTGCTGATAACAATCCGCCACCTTCTATAGCAAATGTTCCAAAACCAGAGTCATATTCTACAGTTCCTTTTTGTAAATTAATATCTAAATCCCCATCTAATAATTCAAACTGTGTGTAATCATCAAACTTATCTTTAATTCTACTACCAGTTTCAATTGGATTTTTAACTGCATCTGTAGCTGTCTCAACAGCTTTGTCTAATATGCTTGTAGTCTTAGTTGATGTTTGATTAGTTTGATTATTATTATTATTGTTATTATTGTTATTATTGTTATTGTTATTACCACTACTAAAACTTTTAGGTTTATCTTTTGGTTTAAATGAGCCACCACCCATACCTGCTGGACCTATACTAGAACCAGTTGAACT